CGGCGGCGAGTTGAACGCGACTTACCTCCCCGTGCCTTCTTCGTCTTCCCACTTTTTTTTGCCTTTCCGAGAGACTCGTCGAGGCGCTTGAGGTATTCGGCGGTCTTCTTGTTCTCCTCGGCGATGTGTGCATCGAACGCCTTCTTCGCCTCCTTGAACGCCGCCTTGGATTCCTTGAGCTTCTTCCGGGCTGTCTTGGCGCGCTCGGACTGGAGGGAAACGCCCGGTGCAGCAATCACCGCTTTCATCGCGCGGTCCGCGGTCTCCATATCGTACCTTGCAGCGGTCAATTTATCGTATAAGTCGGGCATCTTTATTCCTCACCCCGAAACTTTGTGCGCAGAGCACTGGGCTTCTCGACAAACCCACCCCCGCTCTTGTCGTAGAGGTTCCACTGGCAGCCGAGGTACTTCGGACGATCGGGGTTGGCGTTGACCGTCCGCAGCTCTGTCTCGGGTGCCACGAGGCTGATATGGTCGCGATTGTATGCGATAAGTCCCGGCTCGTCGCGAGGGTGGAGTGCCTGTTGGTAGGAGAGGCGACGAAGGTCCTCGCTCGACCAAGAGAGGTTAATCATCGGCTCGAGCTCTGTACCTCGGACATTGCCGCCCGACACAAGGATGAGCTTGTTCGCCAACTTGTCGATGGGCATCCGTGCCACACCGCCTTCTGTCTTGATGAGATGACGGCGTACCGTGGTCTTGAGATGCTGAGCGCACTCATTCGCGGTCACTGCCTTGTCGGTGTGCAGCACGATGGACAGGATAAACGGGTCCTTGCTAGGGAAGGCATCATTGGTGATGTCCACACAGACCTGCTCGAAGGACTCATTGTCCTCGGCGTAGTTATATCCGTCATTCAGAGGATGCTTTGCCACGACGGGGTGATCGCGTTCGTCCGAGTAGACATGGACCTCGTAGAGTCGAGAGCCACGAGCGAGGACATCGGCCAACGGCTCGTAGACACCACCAGCAGCGTACGAGTCACAGAGACGACCACGCGGTTCCGGAGGAGCCAACGGGTCTCCAAGTGACTCATCATACAAGAGATAGCCAATAAAGAGCAGTAAGACAACTGCGAGGAGGACTTCCATTACTCTTTCTCGGGTGATTTGTTTATCGAAGGCATCCGGAAGAGAAGGTTCCGGAACGCGTTGATCACATCATCGGGAATGCGTTCGTCCATCGGAATGTTCATCAGGCAGGCATAGTGGAAGTAGAGGCAATACATCCCACATTCCGAGTCCTTGTACTGGTGTCGAGTCTTGTTGAAGGTCAGCTTCATAGGGTTCGCATGGACTCCCGTGGCATTCCACTGGTCTGCCCAGCGTTTCATGAGCACCTTGATCTCAGACTCGGGCTTGTCTGCATACGAGTCGAAGTAGGTCACGCGAGGATGGACGAGCTCCTTGCGGACATCACAGAAGACAGCGACCCAGTGCTGACCAGGTCCATCGTGGGGATCGGTGTTCACGACAATTCCGATGCGCTCCTTGCCCTTCTTGACGAGCTCGGGGAGCTTCATGCTACAAAGCGCGGAGACGAGGCACTTGCGCGTCTCATCCTGAAGGTCAAAATCCATTGGAACAGTACCCACGTACGCGTAGTCTGCAAAGACATCCACATAGTTCTTTTCGACCGCGTCGATGTCATCACTCGAGAGCCACTCCTCGCGGTTCAGCGTCCATTCCTTCGGGGCCTTGGGGCGACGGAGAAGGCTGCTCACGATACACTCAGCGCGGCCGGTCTTGCACTTCGTTCCCAGCCGTTGCTGGAGCTCATGCCAGACATCCTCTGCGTTCTTCGTACAGGAGATGGGTGTCTCGCGTGGGTGTTCACGGTTGTAGACTTCACACAACCGCGCAATTTCCTGCTCGTCAAAGACAGACATTCCTCTTGTTCAAAACGGACACATTGTTCTCCTGGGGAAGAGCACACTACTGATGGAATCCCTGAAGCCTGTCCTTACGCAATATCTCGATGTCAACCGCAAGCTTTCTGAGGTCAACGCTCGCGCAACTGACCTACGCGACGAGCGCCGCACTCTCGAATTGGATCTCGCAGCAACCTATGCAGAAGCCCTGCGTCGCGAGCCCCTTCCTGATAAAATTGAACTCAAAGCCTCCCAGCTGGTCTTCCAAGTGAAGAAGCCGGGAGAGTGGAAGAAAGGATGGACCCTGTCGAAGAAACAGTTGCACGATTACCTGCTTGAAATCCTGCCCGAACACGGCGAGGATGTCATGCGTGAGATTGTGCGGCGCCATGAGCCGAAGCTCACAGCCACTGACTACTCGTTTGAACTGAAACCGTTGGAGTAACTCACTTCAAAGGAACGATAGGTCCTCGTTGGGGGCTTTGGTAGGAGGGGTTGTCAAGAACAGACTGAAGATCGCGAAGCGCTGTCTGGAGGGTGTCGGCGAGGGCCTGGGCGTTCCGAACATTCGGTTCGACCAAGAAGCCACTCTGGACTCGAATAAGGCACGGAATCATATTTTGCGTTGAGGTCAGCGCTTTGGACACGAGTGTTTGAACATGCTGCGATCTTACCATCAATGGATATGACTATGCCGCGAGATATTTTTAAGTGCCTCTATACAAAATGGTCAACGCAAATATCCTCGTCCCCGTGGTGCTGTTCGTTCTCCTCTCCCCTGGCGTGCTCCTCAGCCTGCCTCCTGGCGCGTCGTACCTCACAAAGGTCCTGACTCACGCCGCGGTGTTTGGTCTGGTCTACTGGTTCCTCCGCCGCACCTTCCCCCAGTATTATTAAAACGGACCTAGACAGGTCTGACAGGAACACTATTAATGGACATCTACTCGCCCTATAACTCTGCGAACCGCTGGTTCACGGAGCGTGATATCAGCATCATCCTTCACAAGCATGGGTTGCCGCACTACAAAGTTCGCAACCCGCGCGTGTTTCAGACGGCCATGGTCCACACGACCTATGTACGCCGTACCGACTACACGACCCCCGATGGTCGTCCTGCCAGTCTGGCACCCTGTCCCCAGGGAGTCATGCCGCTCCAAGACGAGTCCTATGAATGCCTGGAGTTCGAGGGAGACTCGGTCCTCGGCTGCTGCGTGGCAACCTACCTCCGCAAGAAGTACCCCGAGCGGAAGCAAGGGTTCCTGACCGACGCTCGCAAGGCTCTGGTGAATAACGAGTGTATTGGCGGTCTCTCGAAGCAGATTGGTCTGGATCGCTTCTATGTCATCTCGCGGCACAATGAGGAGTCGCCTGCCATTGCCGGTAGGGCCAATCTGAAGAAGCTGGGAGATATCTTCGAGGCCTTCCTGGGCGCCTTGTGGACCGACTGTGGGCAGCGGTTTCAAATCGTGTACACCTTCGTGACGACTGTTCTCGAAGCCTATCTCGACATCGAGGACATCGTAGCGGAACCTACGAATTATAAGGACTTGTTCCAGAAGTACTGTCAGCGGGAGCGCAAGTGCACTCCAACCTATGAGATGCTGTCGAATGACCCAAAGAAGGGAGAGATCCGAGTTGCAGTATGCGATGCCTCTGGGAAGCATCTCGCGTACGGGTACGGAACGACCCGCAAGAAGGCAGAGCAGATGGCAGCACAGGACGCACTTAACGCCTGCGGGTGTAGCGCTTAGCCTTGCGGCTAGCGCGACTGCTGCGAGTCTTGCGCTTGGGCTTCCGGGACTTCTTGCTGCGGCGCTTGTGACGGCGAGCTCCGTCCATCTCTTCATCCTCTCCATTATTGGCGTTCTGACGACCCTCGAGCGACCGTATCGCATCATCGTAGATGTTATCTACGGTTTCATTGGCGAATAATCTATTCGAGATATCATCGGCTATATCGCCCAAGGGACCGGCCACACCGTTTCCTGGGTTTCGAATGGCACTTACAACAAACTCAAGCGCTGCTTTCTTTTCGGGGGTTTCCTTCTGCTTATCGTCATAGAGTCTGGCTAAAAATCCATTGATCTGTTCAGCTTGGCCGGCAACCCCAGCGGCTGCGGGTCCGAAATTATTAAAACCAACAGGGG